ACCTGCATCACCATGTGACGTGTGTTTGTGTCAGGTATGTGGCTCAATGGATTGTATCTACTGTCCATGATTATCTTGTATAGTGTCAGCATTATCAATCTCCTTTTCACATACATAGCAGTACATTCTTTTTACTAGCTTGCGTAGTCTGGTTGGTATATACTGCACAGTCTTGCAGTATACACAGATGTGTTTGACTAAGTTAGTCATCTTCTTTCCTCTCTATACAAAAGCATTGCTGGTCTGGATAGTCAAAGCCACGCACAGTATTCTCCACGTGGCATCCAGCTATTGTATCATGCGTTGTCCACTCTTCCAAGTGAATGTTCTGTGGTGTCATCGTAGCCAGACAGGCTAATACCCATAATGGGTTAGTCATGGATACCTCCTGCCTCTGTGTATAGCCACTGCCTCATCCTCTGTCTCTGCCAGATCAAATGAGCGATTGATAATAGTAACACGCAACGACTGATCTTTTACTCGCTGTTGCTTCCACTCCGGTGCTTTCTTACTCACCTTTTTTATACGCATCTTCCTGATATTTGAACGCATCTTTTTTATCCTCTTTACGTTTATCTGGTGTACCTTTACCTCTATGGCTTGGCACAACTTGGGTTACACGCCGCCTGTTTGCGGCGGCTATTGGATTATGTATAGTATTTCTTGTCCTCATAGTCAACCTCATTTATAACATGCGATGGGTGGACAGGCTCTAGCCCATCCTACCCATCACACTAGCACCTAGCTTTTGTTCTTCTGCAGACCTACTTGCTAGGCGATCTCATACAGCATCATCTGCAATTCATCTTGATATTCATGGTATCTTGACCAGTCATCGTCTGACAGTTTGTCCACCTGTCCTTCATTTAGCAGGTGATGGATTGAGTACAAGTCCACGATGTCACCATTCTGGTATCTGTCTAGTCTTTTGAAATCTCTAGCTTTCATTTTGTGTACTCCTTATGCCACCTGATTGCGGCGTTTTTAATCATGTTGGTATACTTGATAGCATAGCCAGTGCCAGCAGTCAAGTCATCTTTTGTGATTAGATGCTTGTGCATATGCTCCACGCTATCCCACTCATCTAGTAGGCGTTTGCCTAGTGCATCATAGTCACCATCACTTAGCACCGATTTGTCACAGTGGTAGTATAGATA